ATCTGCCTCTATTGCTTTGATAGGATCAGGATCAAGCCCAATTGGTATTCCATATACAGTTGAAGACCAACTAATTACAGGTTCTATAGCAGTAGGTAGTACTGTAGGTACTAATGGAGGTTCACTACCAGATGATTATTATTTAGCATTAAATCCTTCAAATTATAATATTCCTTTTGGAAATAGTATTACTTATCAACTTTCCCAATCAGGAGTATATAATGTAATATTTAATATTTCAAGTTCCGGAGGTTCAGGAGCAACGTTAAAAGTTTATAATTCATCAACAGTTCCATCTTCATTTGCAGGAAGAGTATCTGAATCTGTATTTACAGTTTCTAATAATGTTGATTTAAATACAACTGCTAATTTTATAGCAGATTTTTCAACCCAATACATTACTATTTTTAATGATAATGATACAGGCTCAGCTCAAACATCATCAATTTCTAATATAGAAATCTATCACCTTCCCGCTTATAAAACATCTACTCCTTCATTATCTGGTTCGGTAACACAAATTTTAACTAATTACTATGATTTTAATGGTGAATTAGAAGGAACAAATTTAGTTGTAGAAGATAATAATTTTAATGATTATACTATTGATATTAATCAAGTATATACAACCGGAACTTTTTACGCAAATACCCCTATCCCCGCAAGTCAAAGTATGACTTTTGCTAACAACGTTTATGATTTTAATTTTGATAACGTTTATTATATAAGTTTTACAGCAACCCGTTGGGGTTCACCATCAACTCCTACAACATTACAACTATTAAATGTTGATGGAACTACTGCTTTTACAGCATCTATTCCTGGAGATAACTTAGGAGGAAATTCTGGTAGTGTAACTGTAAATCAAGCTCAAGTTCAAGGTATTTTACCTCAAACATATTTTTATATGTTTACGGGTGCAGGTAGTAATGGATTCAGTGCTAGTATAGAAAATTTTACTATATTTGAATCCCAAATTTCAAATCCAGAATATTTAGTAATAGCTGGAGATGTTCAAGATGAAAGATTAAATTTAAAATATATGGATATTGATTTTTCAACTAATCCAAATATTGCTGTAAACTCACAAGCTATTTTAAGTGGTAGTGCTACTAGAGCAGCAGTACAAGATTCAAATTATACTTCAGCTAAACAAATTAATCCAAGATATATTGGATGTGAATTAATATCTCCTACAGGTTCAAGATATGAAGGATTTGTAAACCAACCAATGACAACAGGAAGTTCAATAGGAGCTTTAGCTAATGTAGAACAATATTGTGATTGGTTTGCTTACTTTGATGGTGTCCAATTAACAGACTACATAATAGCTTCAACAGCATCAATCGGAGTATTTCCAGCTTATACTGTTCATATTACTACTTTAATTGATGTATTTGGAAATAGAATAAGTCTAGATTCAAATAATAATATCATTCCAGATACTGGTTCTTTAGTTGTTAATCCTGTAAGTGGAAGTTTTAAACAAAATTCACTAGAAAGTAATATTCCAATTCTTCAAACAGTATTTCCCGCAACATCACAAGCATCTCTTAAACAATATACAAACGTAACAGGAAGTGCTGCTTCTGGAAGCTTTAATCCATTTACTATTGTAACCTCAGGATTTTCCCCTAGTTTTAATTCTCCTCCATTTTATTTTAATCCTAATGAAACTATAATAGTTTTAAATTCATCGACTTCAAGTGTATTATCAAATTCATCAACACCTGGTTTATTGATTCCACAAAATTTTAATCCAATTTATAAAAACAGTTTATTACAAATTGCCCAATCCGTAGGATTTTTCCAAAACATATAACAAAAAACATAAAACTATATATTTATAATAAAATAAACAAATGGGATATTTAAATAATACAATAGTAACCGTAGATGCTATCTTAACAGATGTAGGACGTCAGTTACTAGCTCAACAAAATGGCCAATTTCAAATCACCCAATTTTCTTTAGCGGATGATGAAATTGATTATACACTTTATAATCCAAATAATCCATCAGGTTCTGCTTTTTATGGACAAGCTATTGAAAATATGCCTTTATTAGAGGCGTTTCCTCAAGCTACTCAAACTATGAAGTATAAGTTAGTAACTTTACCTCGTGGAACAGCTAAAATGCCTATTTTGGATATTGGATATTCTTCAATTATTTTAAAACAAGGGGCTTCGTTAGCAATTACTCCACAAACATTAAATTACTTAGGTGGAAATACATTTGAAACAGCAGGTTATACAGCCACAATTTCAGATATTAGATTATTTAATACATTTGAAGGAGTAGGTATTAATACACCCGCAGTAAATGCTTTAAATTTAGCAAACCAAACAACTACAATTGGTACATCAGTATCAAGAACTGTAGTAGGTACTACTATTAATCTTACTGCAACAACTATTAATACATTATTTAGTACACAAACTCAACTTCAATGTACATTAACTATTGAAGGTAGAGACAGTGGTGCTTTTATAACAATTCCTGTAACTGTAACTAAAGTATCTTAATATATAAAATATGTCATTTAAAAGATTAGAAGCCGATGATTTTTTAGTAAGTTCAAACGCTATATCCTCTGTATGTTGGACTACAGGTAGTCCTTCATTAACAAATTTCTTTACTTCCTCTGTTCAAGTACTTGGTAGTTCAGGTAATTATTATGTAAATGTTTTTGATACTGCTGCTACACAATCTATTCAATTTGCTATTGCTTATGGAAATGCAGATGGTAGTGGTAGTGCAGTATACAATCCAGCAGTCAATGGTTTATCTCCAACTTCAACAATTTTTGGTCAGTGGCAAGATTTAGTAATTGGAGACGAAAATACTAATTTTACATTTGGTGCTATTACATCTTCAGAATTTTTTGCTTTACCAGTTGAAAGATCATGTTACAAAGAATCATTATTTTTAGGTTCATTAACATTAAATTTATCTGGATCTGCTGGTTCTATTAAATTAACTGATAATAGTAATTATGTTACTTCAGTTCAATTTAGTGCAGCTGGTAGAGTATTTCAATTAATTACTGGATCAGCTGGTGTTATATCTTCTACTTTAACAAGAAATACATCTGATGGTTATTCTGCCAACTCAGGATCTTATGGTTGGTTCTTACCAGATATTGGAACTATTATTTTAAACCCATTAGCTTTAGCAGCTCCCGCAGTAAGTGGAGGTATTGGATTTGTTTATAGTGGATCTGCATTCTCTGGTTCGGCAACATATAGTAATCAAACAAATGCTAATTCTCAATTATTTAGAGCAATTAGTGGTTCAACAGGATTTACTTTAAATTCACAAGAAACTATTGTATCTGATTATATATTCATTCGCCCAAGAAGTTCAGAATTTAATTACTCAGAAAACCCATCATTTATTTCAGGTTCAACTGGTGAAGTATTATATCCTCAATTCATTAACAATCCTCAAGTATATATTACTACTATTGGTTTATATAACGACACCAACCAATTATTAGCAGTAGCTAAATTATCAAGACCATTAGCTAAAGATTTTACCAAAGAAGCTCTTGTTAGAGTTAAACTTGATTTCTAAAATGAATGGGTGCTTACAAACAATTTTTAGCGTCGGACATAGTAATTACTCCGCTTGAATTAAACAAATCGTTTAATTTTGAGGGGGCGGCCGCGTTAACTAGTTCTGTTGTTGGTATTGATAGATATTTAGGTTTAAATTCTAGTTCATTATTTAATCCTTTAACTGATCCTACAACAGGAGAAATTACTACTCAATATCAAAGATTAGTTTATAGTTCTATAGAACAACTTTACTATTCGAATTACTTAAATTCTACAGCTAGTTATGGTTCACCCTTAAATACAGCAAGTTTAGTTCCTGGAGCTAATATTACTGGTGATGTTTTAGTAGGTACTACATCCTCAGCAGGTAGATATTATAATTATCCTCAAACTGATTTAACATTTGCTCATTATTTTCCAACATCCTCTAATTCAATAATAGGTGTTATGTCTATTCCTGTAGGATTATTTGGAAATTATATTCAACCAAATTCATTTAACTGGATAGCACCAAGTGGTTCTATTTATGATGATGGACAGGGAAATTTAATATTTTCTGCTTCACAACAAATTTGTGGTAACATATTTTATAATCATGGTTTAGCTATTATTACTAGTGATTCACAACCTCAAGGAGATACTTACGGAACAGCTATTTATGGTTCATCTCTTTATGGTTTATCTGATTCTTTAGTAATAAACAATTTTATTACATCTTCAAATGTTACTTGTTCATTTTCATCCTCACTTACAATTTATGAAACTCAATATAAATGTACTGCTAGAGAAAATGAATTTAGTTTTAGCCAAAACCCTTCAATAACCTCAGGTAGCACAGCTAATTCTAGTTCAGTAGGAACATTTTATACCCCATCACAAGATGTATATGATTTTGCTACTAGTTCTTATTTTGCTCCTTATGTAACAACTGTTGGTTTATATAATGACCAACAACAATTATTAGCTGTAGGAAAACTATCTCAACCTTTACCTTTATCGCCTACAACAGATACTACAATACTTATAAACATAGATAGATAAATTATGTGGTTACACAAAGGAAAAGTTATAAATTCAATTGAGGATATGCCTCAAGGAACATTCGGTTTTATATACATTACTACTCACAAACCAAGTGGGGTATCGTATATTGGAAAAAAATCGCTATATCACAACGTTAAACGTAAATTAACCAAAAAAGAACTGGCCGAGCAAACAGGTAGAGGTCGTAAACCTACTACTCAAGTAGTTCAAAAGGAATCTGATTGGAAAACGTATTACGGATCTACAAAACAAATTGTAGAACTCATAAAAGGAGGTAAACAAGAGGACTTTACCCGTGAGATCTTACAGTTTGTTTTTAATAAAAAACTTCTTACTTACCATGAATGTAAGTACTTATTTTCATATGGTGTATTAGAACAACCCCAAAAATATTTTAACGATAACATTTTAGGAAAATTTTTCACCAAAGACTTTGCTACACAAGAATAAGTTTGTATATTGAGGTTATGCTCAATCAACCACTGATTGCTTTAGTAAATTCTGTATTGGGAACTGGTAAACCAACAGCGAGAGGTAACTATGCTTATAGTTGTCCCTTCTGTAATCACCATAAACCTAAGTTAGAAATTAATTTTACTGAAAACCAAAAAGGAGAAAATCCTTGGCATTGTTGGGCTTGTGATAAAAAGGGTAAAAAGGTAGCTCAAGTATTTAAACAAAAAACAGCATCACCTGAAAAGATGATGGAGTTAAGAGCTTTAGTTAAAACAGAAACATCTGATAGAGAATATGCTGTTGCTGAAAAAGTAAATCTACCTAAAGAATTTAAAACATTTAAAAATATTACTCAAACCAACATTTCAGGACGTCAAGCATTAGCTTACTTAAAATCCAGAAATATTACAGATGAGGATATACTTAAATACAATATTGGTTATTGTGAGACAGGTCCTTACAAAAATATGGTTATTGTTCCCTCATATGATGCTAATGGAAGTTTAAATTATTTTACAGGTCGTTCGTTTGAAAAAGACCCTAAAATTAAATATAAAAATCCATCTGTATCTCGTGATATTATACCATTTGAGTTGTTTATAAATTGGGATTTACCGTTTATATTATGCGAAGGACCATTTGATGCAATAGCTATCAAACGTAATGCAATCCCGTTATTAGGCAAAAATATACAATCAAACTTGATGAAGAAGATTGTAATGTCTAGTGTCGAAAAAATATATATAGCTTTAGACAAGGACGCTCAAAAACAAGCATTAAGTTTTTGTGAGCGTTTGATGAACGAAGGCAAAGAAGTTTATCTCGTAGACATGCACGATAAGGACCCAAGTGAAATGGGTTTTAAGAATTTCATAGAAACAATTTCAGACACATTACCCTTAACACTCTCAGGTTTGCTTGAGAAAAAACTCTTCTTA